CTGAAGCCGCCGCCGAATCCACCGGCGAAATGAGCGGTCAGGTGGGCGGTCTTCTGGATAAGCGACCCCACAGCATCGACCAGGCCCTGGATGCGGAGAATCCCGCCGATCTGCCCTGCGGATGGGACGTGGACGCTGAACGAGTCCAGGGTGCCCGCTGCGTACCCCATGAGTGCACGGGTCTTGCTCGCGGGCAGGACCGTTTCGCCGCCGCGCATGCGGACCAGTTCGGGACCTTGTTCACCGACAACCGACCACCCTTGCGCCGCCCCTGCGGCGCCACCAGCCAGATGCCCGTGGATGCCGGTGATGTCATGGGCGGAAACACCCTGGGGGAGGTCCAGGCCAATGTTGATCGCAACACTGTGACCGTGAATCCGGGCCAGGTCATTCTGAATGTTGCCGGTCGCCTGCCGGACATCCCCCTGCATCCGGCTCATTTCCTTGCTGACAGCGTCAGCGGCGGTCTTGAAGTAATGCCCGATGAACGGGATGTGGCTCATCGCTTCCAGGACGCCCCTCACCGCGCCCAGGGTGTCGATCTGCAACTGGTCGAAGACGATCCGCCACTTCTCCTTCAGGATGTCGAGGAACGCCGGGATGTCCACGGTGAACAGGTCTTTCAAATGCCCGTCCAGCCACTTCCCCGACCGGTAAATAGCGTCCAGGGCCAGGCCAACAGCCTTGGCCAGGTCCCACATCACCTGGCCGAACACCTTGATGTCGTGCGGCCCTTCGCTCTTCAGCCAGTGAATGAACGCCTGACCGGATGGGGACTTCAGCCAGTCCAGCAACTGGTGCAGGAACTCATCCACGGCCTTCCCAGCGGCGACCATCAGCGGCCTAAGCGCGGGCATCAGCTCCTGGATGATCTTCATGCCGGTGGCGAACGCCTTCAGCAGTTCCGGCTTCACCGCCTCAGCCAGCTTGTGGAACTGGTCCTTCAGAACCCCCATGTCGCTGCTGGCCTTCTTCTGCACGCCAGGAAGGACAGCGATAGCAGCAGCGAAAGCACCAAGCCCGAGGGTGACGGGGATGAGCGCGGCAATGATAGGCGCCAGCGCCACACCCAGAGCCACTGTCGCCGCCGCAAGAACGGCCATTGCCACACCACCGGCGGGGAGCAGCGCGAACATGCTGGAGAACGCACCGGCCACCCCACTGAGCAGGCCGCCGGAGGCGCTCGTGCCGCCGAGCTTGTTCAGCTCGTGTTCCATCAGCAGCATCTGCGCGTACGCCCGTGCCGCCCCACCGACCTCGATCTTCGGTGACGCGGTACGCCGCCCCAGGGATATCAGCGACGCTTGCATCCGGGCGATGGTCGCTTCCATCTTCACGTCGCCGTCGAGCTTCACCCGGGCCGTTTCGACCTTGCGGCCCAACTCCGCGAGGCGGGCCTTCAAAGCATCCAGGTCGAACTTCGTGTCGTCCTTCGCGCCGACAATAATCTCGACTCTGTTATCCATCCGGTCCTCCTCTCTCAGGTGTTCCTAGTTCAGCGATTTTCAGCAGCCGCAGCACGCCGGCGTCTTCCTGTTCAATGGCACTGGGCAGGCAGTGGAACCTGTCGCACAGTCCGAGAATTGTTTCGGCGTAGGTCAGCTCGGCAGGTTTTGTGACAACGCGGCCAGTTCCGGTGATACCTCCTGGGACTTGTGACCATTCGATGAGGGCGGCGGCAAAGGGTTACCGACCGAAGCGACCGCTTCCATCCATGTCGTTGCCAGTTGAACGGCGAAGTCGAAGTCGAGGCCGGTGATGCCCTTGTACGTCGCAGGTACCGCCTTGCCGTTTTCGTCTTCAAGGTTCCACTCGACCAGGGCAGCGGCGAACTGCTTGAACAGCGCGCCAGCTTCGGTGCCTTGTTCGCTGACTTCGGCGTCCTTACTGGTCAGCACCGTCGCCTTCGTGGTGAGTTCCAGCAGCTTCCCCACCGACAGGCCCTTTACGCTGACCATCAGGCCGTGCAGCTCGTGGTCTTCAGGCCAGCGGAGGGTGTAAATCTTCGCCTGCTTCTTGAACCCCATCGGGTTAGCTCCAAGTGGGTACGGCACCGTTGGCGAGGACACCAGGCGCGGACCAGGTCAGCTCGCCGGTCTGCGCGCGGGTGAGCTGGTAGTCGGTGAACAGCACCGCCGTGGACTGGTTCAGGTTCTTGGCGTTGGTGGTGATGTTCACGCTGCGGTTCACCGAAGTGGACGGCACCGTGGAAAACACCGCGTGCGAAAGGTTCGCCGCCGGGTTGAACACACCGTTCAGGGTGATGCTGAAGTCGGCCAGCAGGACCAGCCGCTCAATCGCGGACTTGTCGATGCCGGTGACATCCTGAACGCCACGCGGGGTGGAGAAGTTCAGGTTCGTGATGTCGTTGCGGATGTCCCGCGCAGTGCCAGACGAGTCGTCCACCTGAAGAGTGGTCCACGCCAGGCCAGTGCTCTTCGCCATTACCCTTGCTCCAATCTGTCCGCCAGCTTCTGCTGGTGGTTTGCGAACGAGTCAACCCACGTGTCGGCGTTGTGCTCGTACCTGTCACCGCGCGGGTTGCCGCGCCAATCACCGCCCCGTTCAATGAACCGTTCCCGGCCTTCCCAGGGCAGGCTGTGCCGGGCGAAACACGACTGCCCTGCGTCGAATACCAGCCACGTCTCACCGTCGGCCACACGCAGCTCCTGGAACCGCCTGCCGCTATTACGCGCGGAGTGCAGAAGTTCCGGTGACAGTTCCTCAACACGGATACGCCAGCCGCTACGGAACTGCTCACAGTCCACTTCTTCGCACGTCGCCGGACGGCCCGGGGAAATCAGCGAATACGTCTTGTACGCCGCCGCGGGCATCTGCGGGTCCAGCCGGAACAGTGTGTCCACCTAGAACACCACCCCAGCAATCGGGTTGACGTTGATCATCACCGCGAACACGGCGTTGCTGAACGTGCCGGTCGTAACCACCTTCAGGAACTCGTTGATCGTCGTGTTGTTCGCCACCGACAACCGCACCGCCTGCGGCGCGGACGTAAGCGCCGACGTGGTCAGGCCCGTGGTCGTGTACGAACCACCCGACGTGGTCGCCGACTGAATGTCGATGGTGACGCTCGTACCGGAGAACGCGAACAACTGCACGTACGCCTGCGCACCGAAGTTGAACCCGGCGGTGTTGTCGAAGAACGAACCAACCGTCGCACCGGAATCGGTGCGCTTCCCAGCGGTGAGCTGCGTCCCCCATTCCAGGCCGAACCCGTTCGCCTGCAAATCCACCGACCCAAGCAGGGAACCGTCCTGCCCACGGGTCCAGTCGTAGTTGATCTGCTTCGACACCAGCGACGCAGCCGCGTTCCCCACCGTGGCCCCCCGGAAGTAGGAAGCGACCACATCCGTGGTGGGCAGCGCCGACAGGGACGGGTGCGCACCAGTGGCGTCGAAGTACACGCCGAAGCTCATCCCGCCGTCACGTTCCAGGCCCAGCCGTGCGACACCGGACTGGGTGATGTCGGTGACGTCCTGCTGCGTGGCGGTGCCGCCGTGGATGGACGACAGGGACGCCGTGTCCCCGGAAATGTCCACCCCAGTCAGGTAGAAGTTATCGCCGAGGCCAGATTGCTTGCTCATCTATGCCGCCTGAGTCCTGTGTCGTTCGTGAGTTCTGATCGCATGGCAGTTGGCGCACACCAGGTCACACTTGGCGATCTCAGCTAGATACCGCTCCCAGGCCAGAGTGGTCGTCTGGCCTATGGTGAACTCCTTCTGGCTACTGTCACGGTGATCCCACTGCATGACATAAGGCGGGAAAGTGCCGCCACAGTCAGTACAGGGACCGTTCTTCAGGGCGTCGAACTTTGCCCGGCGCTCCGCGTACCAGCGGGCACCATGACGCCTGGTGCCTTCCCGGCGCAGTTCCCTGGCGCGCTCGGGATTCGCGGCACGCCACCGCCGCATGTACTCCCGCTGGTACTCAGTCGAGTTAGGCACTTTGCGTCCACATGTTGTCGATGATCACGGGAATGGTGATGTCCATGACCCGGTACAGCCGGTCCTGAAGCTGCACGTAACCAGCCTGGAAGGACAGCGGAGTGCCCTGGTCGCCGAGGAGATCCACTTCGATGGCGTTACCGCCCAGGGTGAAATGACCGGAGTATTCGCCTACCAGAATCGACACCGCCGACAGGACGTTCGGGTCGATGCCGTCTTCGGGCTTCTGAATGAAGTTCGCACCCACCCGGGCGGTGACCTCGATCCGCCCAGACGTCGCAGTCAGTCCTGAGACACGCGGTGAAGGGCCGCCCCGCTGCACCCACATCGCGCACCACAACCCGTTCCCGGGGGCGTTCTTCGGCTCGTGGGTCGCGACCTTGAAGTCGAACAGGCCCAGACTCGCGGCGTGGCTGGTGAGCTGGTCGAACATGGTGTTCACCGCGGCAGTGTTGAAAGTCATCCACTGCCTCCCAGCCGGTTCGCCAGGTCAGGCAGCTTCGCCTCGGCGATCTTCGGCGCGTCGTCCTGCAACCGCTGCGCGGTCTTCCGCCACAACCGGTATCCCTTGAACCGGGTTGAACGGTTCCGCTCGGACGTGCCTTCCAGCCACGGCCCGTACACCACCGGGTCGTGGATACGGACATCGTTGAACGGCATCAAAGTGGAAGTGACGATCTGCGACTGGTAATGCCCAGTGGCGCGGCCGGTCTTGTCCATCACAAACCCGCGCAGGTTGTTCACACCGGCCTGGGCGATGTCCTGCTTCACGTCATCCATCCACACCCGGATGACCTCCGGGGCGGTGCCGTTCAGCAGTGGCCCGGCTTCGGTGACATTCACAGTGACCCTGAAATCACCCATTCAGATCACCCGCTGCCGGGACTTGCGCCCATGAGCCCGCCACGCACGCTTGCGGATGTCCGCCAGGCCAGCACCGGAAATTGGTTGCAACGCCGGTCCTTCGCCGATGGTCCGGGCGTAACCAGCGCCTTCCTGCGTGACGTTGTTCAAAGATTCGGCGACAGCCAGTTCGGTGATGAGCTTCGGCGGCTTGTACTTGCTGACCGCTGTGGTGTTGGTGTGCGTAGCGGCGGTGGTGCCGAGGGCGCCCCTCATGACGGTGAGCAGCCGCAGCGCGCTGATCGTGGCACCAGCGGTGTGGGTGGCGAGCACCGACCCGTCGCGGGCACGGTCCACGATGTAGCTGCTGCCGGAGGTGTCCACGACCACCATGCGTTCGGCGTCGATCAGGATGGTTTCACCGACGTGCAGGGTGCCAGCGCCACCAACCGCGAGAGTGTTGTCGGAGTTGAACGCGGTCGTCACCCCGGTGCCGGACAAGGTCAGCGTCCCCGCCTGAGTCATGGCACGGTCGGTGACCAGCATCCGCTCGGAGTCGATGAGGATGGTGTGGCCGACGTCCACCAGCGACGAATCCGTCACCGTCGCCGACGTGCCCACAGTGTCGGACATGTTCGCGGCCAGGGCACCAGCAGTTTCGGTGAGAGCCGAGTACCCGAACGTGCCAGTGATCACAATGGCCCGCTGCGGGGTGGACGCCAGGCCAAACGACGCCGACGAAGACCGGTCGATTTCCAGCCACATGTACGGCGGGGCGAGGTTGATGGGCTCGGAGAAAATGTTGCTGGTGATGTTCGTCCCACCGGAAGTCACCGACGTCGGCGGCAAAGCCAGTTCGTCAGCGTCGAGGTACAGCTTCCACGGGTAGGTCCGCTGGTAGTTCGGCCAGTCCTTGTACCGGGTGTCGTCCATTGGGAAGAACCGGCGGTGCATAAGACCGTCGATGTCACGGGCGGCAGCTTCCATCGCACGGTCGATCTGCGTGTCGTTACGTGCGGTCTGCTGCACGTCCAGGGCGGACTTAACGTCCGTCCGCGTGCAGTAACACGGAGTGGAAATTGCCATTCCCGTTCCTTCGAGGTCGCTTTCTGCCTCAGCCGCATCGCGGCAGGTGGGGTATCAAGTTGTGTCCTGGGGCCGCACGGGCTGACGGCGGTGCGGCCCCAGGCGTTTTACTGGGAGAACACCCCCGGGGCGATCCAATCCCTCGGGTACTGCCACCCGTCGAACTTGCAGAACAGCTCCCCGTGGGGGCCGATGTCGAGCGGCGTCCCATCGTTGGGGCAGGCGACCGGCGGGGTGGACAGGTAATACGCCTGCACCTGCCGGTTCGCCTCAGCCAAATCGAGGAGCTGGTAGAAGGACATGTCAGGCGACCGGAGTGACCCGCGCACCAGCGTCCAGCGCCGAGTACAAAATGTCGTACTTCGCCGCACCCGTGGCGGCGGTGCCGCCGTAGGTGACGCTGACCGTTCCAGGCGGGACCACCGCAAGCTGCGTGCTCGGCAGCACCAGGTAACCGGACTTCACAAGCTGCACCTGGTTGGACGTCCCGGGACCGGCGCTGGCCAGCCCGTACAGGGAACCGATTTCCGCACCGGTCAAGTCCGTGGTGGACCCGGACAGGTCCGTCGCCGTCCCCGTCGCCGGGGCGGACGTGAACTTCACCGTGGTGGCGGTGGCCTGCACCGCCGTGGTGATCTGGGCCACCAGGCCGCGCAGGAGGATACGCCCACCGGTCACCACGAAAATGTTCGTCGTGGCCAGCGGGTTGTTCCCCGATGCGGTTTCAGCGCGGGACGTCTGCCAGCCAGCCGCAGCGTTCCGTTCCTGAACGTTGTCGGTGTTGCTCCTCGGAGAGTTAACAGGCATTTGTCAGGCCCTCACATCCGGGAAGTTCGGCGGGTAACGCTTCGACTGGAGACCGTGCAGCACATACACAAACGACCCAGCAGAGTGGGAGGCGTCCACGTACGTGAACCCGGAAGCCAGCAAAACCGCCGGAATGTACACCGACAGCAACCCGCCCGTAGCCGCAGTCACCTGCGAACCGGAACCGGTCGCCGCAGTCCACACGCCGTTGTTCTGCGTGAAGTACTGAAGCGCGACACCGGACCCGCCGCCACCGACAAGCTGCTCGGTGCCGCCGCTAGCCGCGTTGCATTCGTTGATGGTCGCCGCACCCGACGTCGCGCCGATCAGAAAGATCGTGACGCCGGTTGCGTTCTTCAGGTTCACGCGAACCTTGCTGGTCGTGGCCGAGGTGGCTGCGTTGAACAGGTCACCTAGGCCCTGCCTTGCCGACATGGCGTTTCCTTCCTGCCGGATCTGACCCCGGCATGGTTATTGATCAGGTACGGGTACCGGACAGTTCCACGAATGCGGACAGCGTGTTGCCGCCGTTCTTCGGGGTGATCGCCGACTGAAGCCACGGCCGGCCGTCCACACGCTCAACCACCCGGTAGGCGGTCTTGTCGGTGGAGAACAGGAAGTGCGGCGAAGCGCTGACTTCCATGGCCTGCCGGTCACCGACCAGGTAGAACGACGGGTCGATGAGCATGATGTCGCCGGCGGTGCCGAGGGTCGGGTGCTTCTCCGTGAAGTACACCGGCCGGCCGTAAATGCTGACCGGGGGTGCGTTGACGATGCCGGGGACGCCGGGGGCGTTCGCGGTGAACCACACCGGGTTGGAGTTGCCCACCGCACCCGACACGGCCATCGTGGCGAGCTGCGGGAACGTGTCAATCGACGCGACCCAGATAGCGCGGCCCATCGAAGACGGGAACAGCCGCGCGTACATCGCAGCCAGGTTGTCCACCACGATCGTGTTCGCACCCTGACCGGACACCGCAGTGGCGGTGACAGCGGCGTTGCAGTTCACGTAACCGAGCGGCTGACCGGAACCGTTGCCCTGCATGAACCGGTAGTCCTCTTCGAAGGCGATGGCCTGCGGGAGGGTCGCTTCCAGGTACGCACCGAAAGCGTTCGCGTCGGCGATCAGCTCGTTCGGGGCGGTCAGGTAGGCCATCAGCTTCTTCGCGTCGAGCCAAACCTGCTGGAACTTACCGGACGACTCAGTGGGCGCGGTGGCCTCATCCACCCAGTAGGTCTGGATACCACCGAACACCGTGGTCACGTTCGACGTGGCGTCCACGGCGGGGATACCGACCCGCTGCACACCCATCGGGATGACCGTCGCCCGGGGGCGGATCACAGCCGACTCCAGGGCGATCATCAGCAGGTCCGACCGGAGAACCTCGGGGATGAGGAACCCACCGTCGGACGGGGCGTCGGTGCCGTAAGTGTTCTGAAGTTCAGCGACACGGTCGAGGCGCTTCAGCAGGTCCACACCGTTGGACAGCCGGTTGATCGAACCACCCTGCAAGGCCAGCGCGCGGAAGTAATCCGACTGCGAGTTGAACAGGGTGTCGATCTCACCGCTGCCCATCGCGGCCTTGTTGTACAGACCGTTCCGGCGAATCTTGAAGTAGGGGTCATTGGACTGGGCCATGCCAGCGACTTCCGGCCGGCCGTTCGCCGACAGGTCCACCTTCGGCGTGCCCTTGGTGCCCATCAGGTCAGCGAGCCCCATTTGGAGCTGCTCCTTCACCTGGGCGGACAGGTTCGGGTCCGACCCGTGGACCTTCTCGGCGTACGCCTTCAGGAACTCGTCCCGGGTGCCCTTCTTGGCGAAAATCTGCCCGACCTGCTTGGGGTCGTTGAGCACTTCTTCCAGCTCAGCGGCAGTCTGCGGGATTGCGGTCACTTTACGGCCTCCTCATATGCCGCTAGGAAATCTGTGGGGCTCCAGTCCCCGTGGTTGCTGGTCCCGTCGGACCAGAGCTTCTGATGTGCCTTCAAGTGGTCTTCGGCGGCGCTGCGGTTCGTCAGGTCTTCCGTTTGCGGGAGCCTGGATAGGGCGTTGTCCACACCGGCGCGGTTCGGCTGGGCACCGGGGGACTTGTGGTGCGGCAAAGCCCAGTGCTGCCGCTCATCGGGGGAACCAGCGGAATGCTCACCAGCGCAGATAGCCCGGAAATCAGCAGCGGAAGAACACCCGGCCATCGCCGCGTTCCCATCCCACGGCGAGTCGTCGTAGGAGGCGTTCTTCTGCTTCTTGTTCTTCTTCTTCGCACCGGGCTGGCTGGTGAAAATCGACAGGTCCCAGTCGTTACGCGGGTCGGCTCGCTGCTGGCCCTGGATTCGGTCGGCCAGCCCGGCGTCTACGGTTTCCTGCGCGGAGAACCACGTCTCAGCACGCATCAGGTCCCGCCACTCGCCAGCAGGCTTACCGGTGCGGTCGGCGTACACCTGGGCGATGTTGTTGCTGGTCTTGTCGAGCAGGTCGGCGAGTTCCCGCATGTCCGCGGCGTTACCAATCGCCATGCCGAAACCGTCGTGAATCATCATCTGGCCGGTCTTCGCGATAATCACCGGGTCACCGGCCATCGCGATAACCGACCCGATGGACGCGGCCAAAGAGTCGATGTACACGGTGACGCCGCCACGCTGGGCGAGGTAGTTGTAGATCGCCATGCCGTCGAACACTTCACCGCCAGGGGTGTTCAAATGCAGGTCAATCGGCCCGTTGATCGCGGCCAAGTCCTTGATGAAGTCCTGCGCGGTGACACCGACGTAACCGATTTCGTCGTAAATCATCACCTCGGCGGGGGCGTCGGCTTTGTTGACGATCCGGTACCAGTCGGTGCGGCCCTGGCGCAGGTTCATCACACGCCGGGAGGTCCGCCAGTATTCGGGCTTCACAGCAGTGCCCCCATCCGGGCGCGGTTCATCAGGGCGGTACGCATCCGGTCAAGCTGGTCGGCGGTGACACCATCACCAGCCGGGTCCAGGCCGGGGTTGTCGTTCTGTTCCTTGGGTGTCATCCCGGCTTCGAGACCGCCAAGGCCAACCACGTACGCGGCGGATTCGGGGGTGTAACCGCCTTGCACCAGGAACAGGGCCGCCTGCGCCTTGGAAATGAGTTCCTTCGCGTCCGCTTCACGGTTCACCGGGCGGGGGTCGATGTAGTCGAACTCGACACCCTCACCAGTCGAACCGAACAAAGCCAGGAACTGGTTGTTCAGAACGTCCTTGATGTCATCGAGCCGGGGCACAACCTTGGAGTCCTGGAAGATTTCCTCAGCGGTGATCGCGTTCGCCCGGTTGACGTCTTCGCTGATGCCGAGGATGTGCGAATGGACACCCCACGCCAGCTTCGTCATGT